CCACACTGGCCCACACATGTCCACTATTGTCAACATAATTATTCACTTGACACTTGGGTACGGTGTGTGCTAGGGGTGTGCAAATAGTTGCATAGGGGGCAGCACACCAGTGGCCTTGTGTCAACACTGGTTGTCCATGTGTGTAGCTTGGGGCGACATGTAGCCTCAGGCAAGCACCGCAGGTGCGGCTGACAGGCCAGGAGAAGGGGCCCCGAGGGGTCTTGTGTATATTGAATTCTTAGTGGTAGCCACTTCTCCACTTAAAAGGCCAAATTAAAAAGAGGTATTCCCTGGGGTTATATCTCTATGTAGCCTCCTGATTTAATTGAGGATTCTTATGTACCTCCCTGGGACTCCTGGCGGGCACCGGAGGGGGGCTTAAGGCACACTTGAGGGGGTCTTATGTGGCCATTAGTAGAAAGTTAAGATAATGCTTGACATTTGGTTGAAAATATGATACTATATAGGTATATAATGTATACACAGTTGTTTAGTCTTAGAGAGGTTCTTACATTCCCTCTCAACCTAAACGGTTGCTCGGTCATACGAACTGCCTTAAGTAAAGGCATCAACTATCCACACATATTGGATACTACCCACCTTTACTTAACAACACTACCAAATAAACCCACATATGAAGTGCCTACTAAGTAGTACATATCACCACTTATGTAGGTATTTTGCCTCACTTAGAGGCCGCTAAGGCTCATGTTCCTCCGTTTAATGGGAAAAGGAAAAGTAAAATGCCAACTAAACCAAGTGGTAACCCTACGGGGCGTCCTAAGGCAAAGAAGAACCCTGTAGGGCGGCCTAAGGGTGAAGGTACGGTGATGAAGGAGTACCGTCAAAGGATGCTGAATAGCCCTAAGAGCCGTAAGGTACTAGATTCCATCCTAAACGCTGCCTTAGACAACGACCATAAGAATCAGGCAGCAGCTTGGAAGATAGTGGTTGACCGTATAATGCCTGTAAGTGCCTTTGACAAGTTAGCGGGTGCTGATAAGGGCCGTAACGCCATCCAAATCAACATTTCGGGTGTTCCTGGGGTCGATGTGTCACCCATAGGTGGCGAAAGTGACCTAGAGGGCGATTATGAGTCTCTAGATGAGTGATTTTAACGTAGAGTTGCTCCCTTGGCAGCAAGAGGTGTGGAACGATGGAACTAGATTCAAAGTCATTGCGGCGGGTCGTCGTTGTGGCAAGACGCGCTATGCTGCTTACAGACTGCTTATTGAGGCCTTACAATGCACCAAGGCAGATAGTCACGTCTTTTATGTTGCTGAGACTCAGGGGCAGGCCAGAGATGTACTATGGAGCACCCTGCTGGACATTGGGGGAGACCTCATAGCGAAGGCCCACATTAACAACCTACAGTTGACCCTCATAAACGGTGCTAAGATAAGCCTAAAGGGCTCAGACAGGCCTGATACGATGCGCGGTGTTAGCCTTAAGTTTGTAGTGTTGGATGAGTTCGGTGGCATGAAGAGTGAGGTTTGGGAAGAGGTACTTAGACCTGCCCTCACTGACCAAAAAGGGTCTGCGGTGTTCATAGGCACCCCTCAGGGAAGAAATCACTTTTGGGAGTTATATCAGTATGGTGAAGTTGGAGATGACCCGGAGTGGAAAAGCTGGCACCTCACGTCTTACGACAATCCGTTGTTGGACCCTAGTGAGATTGAAGCAGCTAAACGCTCTCAAAGTCGTCTTTTGCTTTCCGACAGGAGTTTCTGGCGTCCTTTGAGGCCCGAGAGTCCCAGTTGTTCAAAGAAGAGTGGCTCAAGTTCGCAGAAGAGACCCCCAGTGGCCTAGAGTACTACATCACAGTAGACCCTGCTGGTTTTGAGCAGGTAGGTAACACGAAGTCTAAGAGTCGCCTAGATAACACGGCCATATGTGTCAACGGAGTGAATCAGGCGGGCGATTGGTTCATCGAAGACATCATCTATGGGCGCTGGGACCTCGCAGAGACCGCTAGGCGCATCTTTGAGGCCGTTGCACACTACAGACCTACTAAGGTAGGGATTGAGAAAGGAATCGCTCAGCAGGCCATTATGTCCCCTCTGAGCGACCTTATGAGGAAGAGGAACCGCTACTTTCGGGTTGAGATGCTGTCCCACGGGAACAAGAAAAAGACAGACAGGGTGGTATGGGCCCTACAGGGGCGCTTTGAGCACAAGAGAATCACCCTGAAGGTCGGTGACTGGAACTCTAGACTGCTAGATGAGATTTTCCAGTTCCCCTCCAAATTAACACATGACGATTTGGTAGATTCGCTTGCATATCAAGACCAGATAGTGGATGTGGCGTACGCTAGTGCCTTAGATGGCATGGATGATGACTGGACACCGATTGATGACCTCACGGGATATTAAAGATGCCTTTTACAGAGCAGTTTAGGACATTACAGAGCGGTGACCCTGTACAGGTTACTCTACAGGACTCAAGCATCCTTAACGGCAACATTCGCCGTTTAGTGGCTGATGAGACCCTTATTTTAACCACCCCTCTTAATGAGAACGACCCTGATTTACAGACCATACACTATATTCAAGATTATGTGTCGATGGTCTCCCCTGTTCCCGCCCCTGTAGTGGCGCAGTATGCTGGTATACCGCCTTCGACACAGGTACGGGTTAAGTTCCGCGCCCAAGACGCATCAGACCTCACAGGTGTCCTCACAGGGATAGACACCATCTCAGGCACCATACAGGTCACTGTGGGTACTGATGTGTACGTCTGCAAAGACTTCTGGTGGTTTGAGATACTCTGATAACAACACCCTAAAGGATACAACAATAGTCACTCAGTGGAGAATACATAATGCCGACTAAGACCGAAGCAGAGAAGAAAGCCTCCAAAGCACGCCTTAAGGCTCACCTCGCTAAATTAGATAAGCAGTCTAAAGAAGAGGATAGGGTCAAACGTGCCCAGCTACGTACCAAGGTGGCTAAAGGCTCTCGCAAGGTACGTAAGCAGGCCGCCACTAAACTCAGCAACATGCCTCGTCAATTCAAGGACTAAACCCTATGGCCACTCAATACGTAACAGAAGGTAAGATTGTAAACTCCCCGGAGGACACCTTCAACGACCCCATGTTGGAGTCCCAAGACTCCCTTGAGGCCTTTGTCCTATGGAAGACCCAAGAGTGGGGTGATTTTGCTGAGGCGAATTACTATTCACAATGGGACGAATTTTACCGACTATGGCGAGGTCTTTGGGCTAAAGAAGACCAAACAAGAGAGACGGAGAGGAGCAGAATTGTTACACCAGCACTACAGCAAGCCGTTGAATCGTCAGTGGCAGAAATCGAAGAGTCTACTTTTGGCCTTGGGCGCTTGTTTACTATACGTGATGATTCGTCGGACCAAGACCCGATGGACGTGGCTCTACTGGAGACCAAACTCACAGAAGATTTTAGAACTCAGCACATTAGACAGAAGTGCTCAGAAGTGCTCATCAATGCCGCAGTATACGGCACAGGAGTCGCAGAAGTAGTTATTGAGGAAGTCAGCGAGATGGTGCCTGCTACGGAAGGTGCTATGGGCGGCCAAGTGGAGATGGTGGGCACTCGTACACAGACGCGCAACGTCGTCAAGATGAAGCCCATCCAGATGAAAAACTTTAGGATTGACCCTGTAGCGACATGTGTCAACAGTGCTTTGGGTGTGGCTACGGATGAGTTTGTCCCTGCACACCATATTACCGAGATGCAGGAATCAGGGGTCTACAAGGACGTCTACGTGGGCTCAGCAGCACAGGACCAAGACATTGAGCCTAATCCTGAAATGTCCACTGTCCCCTACGACGACAAAGTACGCCTCCTAAAGTATTATGGGCTGGTGCCTCGTCACCTCCTCAAGAAGGCTCAAGGTGTTGAGGCTAACCCTCAGGACGACATCTCAGAGAACGTAGAGGAGTTGTTCCCAGAGGACGCCTCAGAGGAGTCCTACTGGGTAGAGGCCATTGTGGTAGTCGCCAACGAAGGGGTACTGCTGAAGGCAGAAGAGAACCCCTACATGATGCAGGACAGGCCTATTGTTGCCTTTCAGTGGGACAACGTGCCCGGTCTGTTCTGGGGAAGAGGTGTGTGTGAGAAAGGATATAACTCCCAAAAGGCCCTCGATGCCGAAATTCGTGCGCGTATTGATGCTCTCGCTCTTACTATCCACCCTATGTTGGCTATGGACGCTACACGAATCCCAAGGGGACACAAGCCTCAAATCAGACCAGGAAAGATGATTCTGACCAACGGTAACCCTAGAGAGGTGCTCAACGAGTTCAACTTTGGCAACGTCAACCAAATCACCTTCGCACAGGCAGCTGAGTTGCAGAAGATGGTACAACAGTCCACAGGTGCAGTCGATGGGGGTGAGTTTGCCCAAGGGATGGGTTCCAACAATAAGACGGGCGCTGTCTCAATGGCGATGGGCGGTATCATCAAGCGTCAGAAGCGTACCGTGTTAAACTTCCAAGAGGGGTTCTGGATGCCTTTCGTAGAGAAGGCTGCGTGGCGTTATATGCAGTTTGACCCTGAGAACTACCCAGTGAACGACTATAAGTTCATTGTGGAGTCCACTTTAGGCACTATGGGCCGTGAGTACCAGACCTCGCAGTTAGTACAACTCCTCCAGACAGCCTCTCCTGAGTCCCCCATGTACCCTGCCATTGTGCAGTCAATTGTGGACACTATGGACTTGGCTAATTCGGAGGAACTCCAGCAAATCCTTAAGGAAGCAGCACAGCCTAATCCTGAAGCGGAGGCTAAGCAGAAGCAGATGGAGGAGCAGATGCACCAGATGCAGATGCAGATGCAGCAGGCTCAGATTGCTGTCTTTGAGGCGCAGGCTGCTGAGTCCAATGCGCGTGCTCAAAAGTACACGGTTGAGGCAGAGCTGGAGCCCCAGAAGCTGGAAGTTGAGCGTATTGACGCTGTGGCTGATGTGCGTGACGGTGTGACAGCTGAGCAGTTTAGCAGACGCCTTAAGATTGCGGAGACTAAGCTGAAGGAGAAGGAACTCAATATAAAAGAGAAGGACATAGAGCTTCGCAGGGGAAGCAATAATCAAACACAATAAACTAAACGAGAGGCAATACTTATGATGATGCGTGGTGATTTAAACAAGTTGGTCGAGCAAATTAACCCTATCCTTGAGGGGTACGATAAGCGGCTTAAGGCCCTAGAAGAGGCGATTAAGAACCAAAAGAAGCCCCCTAGCACCAAAAAGGACATAAAAGACAAATAATGCTTGACTTTTGAGTAAAAATGTGTTACTATATGGGTATAATAAGAATAAAAGAGTAACACATTTTACTACACAAGTCAACCTTGGCAAGGGGTAAATATGGCTAGTAACGAATCAGATGACGACTTCATGGACGACGAGGAGTACTTCGCGGAGATGAAGACAATGTTTAAGACCCGTGGGTGGGAGCTACTGACCCAGGAACTCGCGGACAATATCCATCTACTAGAGGATATTCAGGACATTAAAGACGAGAAGGACCTTTACACGAAGCAAGGTAAGTTGGCTGCTATAGCCCTTATCATTAACTTCCCCTCCACGATACAACGAGCGGAGGAAGAGAACAGTGAAGGTTCTGAATGATTTTCAGTGCAACGCTTGCGGCACTTTATACGTAGACAAGCTGGTAGAGAACACTGAACTGACGATTGATTGCCTAAATTGTCCGAACAGTGCTACTAAAGTGCGAACTGTCCCTAACTTCAGCTTACCCGGAAATGACCCAGCTGGTTTTCCTACTGCTGCGGACAAATGGGTAAAAAAGCGGGAACAGAAGATAGCACAAGAGAACACCCAACAATCTTGATAATGCGTAAGCACAGGAGTAAACATTATGGCAGCAGAGATACTGGAAGACGTAGCCCTAGACGAAAATCTTGACAGCCTACCAACGGACGAAGCAGCAATGTCGGCTAGTGATGTCGCCACCTCATTCGAGGCAGCAGACACTACAGCGGCCCCGCAGGAAGACGACCTCCCTGAGAAGTACCAAGGGAAGTCCATCCGAGAAGTAGTAGCGATGCACCAGAGTGCTGAGAAGCTCATTGGTTCACAAGGTTCTGAAGTAGGGGAACTGCGAAAGGTTGTAGACAACTATGTCATTAACCAAATCCAATCTCAATCACAGCCTGAACCGGAGCCCGTAGAGGAAGTAGATTTCTTCGAGGACCCCCAGAAGGCAGTAAACAGAGCTATTGAAACCCACCCCGAAGTGGTACAGGCACGTCAGGCCGCACAGAACATGCAACGAACTGCCTCAGTGCAGCAGCTGCAAGCTAAGCACCCTGACATGACACAGGTACTCCAAGACCCTAACTTTAAGACATGGGTTCAAGAGTCCGACATTCGGAAGGAACTGTTCCAGAGAGCAGACCAAGGTTACGAGCTAGGAGCCGCTGATGAGCTTATCAGTACCTTCAAGGAACGTGCCTCAGTCGCCCGACAGGCGGTTCAGAACGAGACTGTAGCACGACAGCAGGCTGTTAAGCAGGCGTCAACGGGTTCTACTACTGGCAGCGGTAACGCAGGTAGTAAACGGGTCTATCGTAGAGCTGACATAATTAAACTAATGAAAACAGACCCTGATAGATACGAAGCCCTGTCAAACGAAATTATGCAGGCGTATCAAGAAGGGCGAGTTCGCTAACGTAGAAGGAGCCTATCATGGCTGGTTCAAATCCTTATAATGCAGCACCACAGGTCACCAGTATTCCTGGTCCCGCTGGTAACACTGGTACAGCTGCCACATTCGTACCACAAATCTGGTCTGACGAAGTAATTGCTGAGTACGAGAAGAACCTTGTACTTGCTAACCTCGTAAAGAAGATGTCTATGAAGGGCAAGAAGGGTGATACTATTCACGTACCTTCTCCCATTCGTGGTGATTCCTCTCAGAAAGTAGCAGAGACCTCTGTGTCCCTGATTGCTGAGACTGAGGGAGAGCTTGTCATTAACATCGACCAGCACTGGGAATACTCCCGCATGATTGAAGATATTACCGAGACACAGGCTTTGGCCTCACTGCGTCGGTTCTACACTTCAGATGCTGGTTACGCCTTGGCACGTCAAACTGACACCATCCTGTTCTCTAACGGAACTAAGTTGGGTGACGGTACTGGTACTAACTTCCAGCACAGTAACTCCATCATGCCTGACGCCACTGATGGCGCAGCTGTTGCGTGGGACGGTGCTGCTGTTACTTCTGAGTTCACTGACGCTACTATGCGTGACGCACTACAGGTGCTGGACGACGCTGATGTGCCCATGTCTGGTCGCTTCTTTGTCATTCCTCCTTCACTGTGTAATGCCATCCGTGGTATTGAGCGGTACAACAGCACAGACTTTGTAAACAACAAAGGTACTGTGAACGGTAAGATTGGTGAGATTTACGGCGTAGATGTATACGTCAGCACCAATGTACCTGTACCCGACGGTGTATCCGGTGCTCGTGCAGCCCTTCTGGGCCATAAGGACGTCTATGTCCTCGCAGAGCAGCTTGGCGTACGTTCACAGACACAGTATAAGCAGGAATTCCTGTCTACACTGTACACTGCTGACCGTTTGTTTGGCACTCAGTGCTACCGTCCAGAGAGCGGTGTCAACGTAATAGTTGGCTAATCTTTTACTAGGGGGAACACTGCCAAAAGCGGCCAGTACCCCTTCCTCTTTTTTACTAGGAGCTTCGTATGTACAAAATACAAAACACACGCTCCAGTAGTACACTAGGCCCCCTCATGGGGCCTTTTTCACATGTATTCCCTTCTAGGAGAGCTACGAGCCTTTCGATGCTACATAAAGGAATTTTATAATGTCAGTCAAGATTATCACTAAGCACGAAACAGGGGGCACTGGTGATGAGCCCCTATCAACTGACTTGGAAAAAGGTGAGTTAGGTGTAAATACGGTTGACGGTAAGCTGTGGGTCGGAGACGGTGCCTCAAAGAAACTTCTTACGCCCAGCGGTGGCTTGGTAGATGGTCTAGCGGACGGTAATACCCTCAGGTGGGAAGATAGTGCCTCTGAGTGGCAGGCCACCAGCGCCCTTGTGGTGGATGATGCTGGCAATGTCACCGCAACAGGCGATTTAACTGCGGCTTCTTTTATTGGCGACGGTTCACAGTTGACTAACGTGCCGGGGGCCACTCAGTGGGACGATGTCACTGGCGGTATTAACTACGCTGACGGGTCGGTTGGTATTGGAACTACTAATCCGGTATGGGGGCTTAATGTAGAGGCTTCCACGCAAACAATCGCTAGGTTTCAGTCTACTAGCGGCACCTCTGCAATTATTGAGGTTGGCCCAACGAGCGTTACTGGGACTTACCCGCGCATCCAAGGAATGCCAGACGGTAGCATCAACCTTCTGGCTAGCGGGTTCCCTGTTATAGAGTGTGAAAAAGATGAAATACGCTTTAAGACTAACAGCGGCACCGAGCGTATGCGTATCGACACCAGCGGCAACGTCAAGATAAACACTGGCAACCTAGAGCTATCTGGTGGCGGTGGCTGGTATCAAACAGGCACGACATGGACTCGCTCTCTAAACGACGTAGCAGTTTACACTGGCAACACAGCGGCCACAGCATTCGCCACACCCGGTGACTTCACTGCTGGGTACTCAGACATGCGCCTCAAGACACATCTGGGAACTATCCCTGATGCCTTGGATAAGGTGTGTTCGCTGGAAGGTTTCTACTACGAGCGGAATGATACGGCGGTAGAGCTAGGTTATACAGGCGGTGAGCGTAGGGTCGGCCTTAGCGCACAGGATGTTCAGGCTGTCCTGCCAGAAGTGGTGAAGGACGCACCCATCAACATTGACCACGGCACCGATTATTTAACGATAGATTACGAGCGAGTAGTGCCTTTGCTGGTGGAGTCTATAAAAGATTTACGCGCAGAGATTGATGAATTGAAGAGGAACCAAAAATGACAACTGACACAGTAAGCCGAGACACTAAAACAGAGTACGTTGCCTACCTTAGCTTTGATAGGGTGGAGTGGCAGGAGTCTTACTCGTTCACCGATGGTGCGGGTAAGCCGCTTGGTGTTCTGCATGAGAACTTCCTGGCGTACCTCCGCGCAGCCTACACAGAAAACGTAGATGAGTGCTGTGTGCAGGTAGACGGTGGATTCAACACGGGCAGCGAGATAACTGTCAGCGGCACCTACACTCTGACAACGGCGAATGAGGAAGGCGAACCCGTTGTTTCCCAAGAGGCGTTTTCCTCCAAGACAGTGCTGGACATGACGCTGGCAGCGGAACCTGCGTACATGCCTGTCAGTGATAGCTTGCTGGAGGACACAAAGAACATTTGGATTGAGATGGAGAGCGATGGCGATAGTCATAAGCCTTGTGGCACTTCAAGCACAGCCTCGCGGTGAGTGACCTGAAAGTCAGTGTGACAGTGAGTGACGATGTTGTGCCACAGATACCGCCCTCACCTAGCGCGGCTCGTTCACGCTAATGGCTGTCCCTACTTCCAACATTACGCTTGCCTCTATCCAGCAGGAGTTTGGAGGCGCTGCGGCTAATCGTGCGCTGAAGAATTACTACGGTGCGGTGGCGGGTGTGCCTACCTCTGGCGCGATTAAGTTCAAGGATTTTGCGGGTAAGTCTGCTGACATTGTGGGTTCTCAGTTATTTGAGTCCTCTGGGACTTTTACGGTTCCTGCGGGTGTAACATCTGTTCATGTCTGCTGCGTAGGCGGCGGTGGGCGAGGTTCGCCTGTGGTAGACCAAGCTCGAAGCGGTGGTTCTGCTGGTGCTTGTGCTTACAAGAATAATATCGCCGTTACGCCGGGGCAGCAGATAACGGTGGTGGTAACGCTTGAAGGCGATACAAATACCACCAACGGTAGTTACTTCCTGAACACCTCAACCTGCAACGCCCGTACAGGGTTTCAGACTGCTATCAGCGGCGGAGCAGCTAACGCTGGGGACGCTGCCTTCAGGGGTGGTATGGGCGGCTCTGGTGGCACGATGAAATACGTTACCACTTATTTCACCATTTGGTACGCTATGGCTGGTGGAGGTGGTGGTGCAGCCTCTATGGTGGCCAATGGCCCTCGTGGAGGTAATAGCATTAATCCCGGCACTGGCACCTCCACCCCCACACCTCAACAGGGTGGCAACGGGCTTACGGCTAGTAGGGCTGGTGGTGGTGGTGGTGCTGCGGGAAATTATTTCTACGCAAATGGTGGCTCTGGAAATAATCCTGCTTACGAACCCACACTTAATAGTTCCTACTGGGGTTTTTCTAGTCACAGGGGCGGTGGCGTGGGTGTTGACTACGCGGGGCCAACAGGTGCTGCGGGTATAGGTTCCAAGACAGCGGGTGCGCCAACGAGCAGTAGCGTCACGGCACCTACAAATGGTGGTCAGGGTTCTAACGGTGATTACGGCGCGGGTGGTGGTGCGGGGACTAATCCTGGCACTGGCAAGACAAACGTCTACAAAGGTTCAGATGGTGCGGTAAATATCAAGTGGGGAAATTCAAATACGTTCCCTTGGTTATAACGGAGATAGTTAAGTGGCAATGTTTGACGGTTTCACTAAAGAAGATTTCCAGAAGGCGGTTGCGGCTAACCCTGAGGCGTGGGATTTTGGGGCGAAGGCCCAGCCGACCCTAGACTTGTCAGGATACTACGGGGCTGGTGGTGCGGGTGCAGGTCTTCTATCACAGGACAGGATTGCCGCTAACAACGCCCAACAGTTGAACGTAGGGAGCCCATCGGGTAATCCAGGATTTAGCCTTTCTCCACAGGGTGAAATCGTATGGATGAATGCTGGTGCGCCTACGCAGGCCAACAAGCAGCAGTTCGCGGACTGGCGTAACAGTCAGAACGGTGGGAACATGTCTGGGGACTTCGATGTGACTACGTTGCAAGAGTCGTACCAACGCCAGATGGACGAAGCGGCCCCAAACATTATATTTAGTGATTCCTTCAAGCGTGTGGCCGACGGCACAGACGCCTACCTAGGCCAGTCGTACCAGAAGTCTATAGGACAGGACAACAGGACGCCCAACGGTGTCTCTGGGGCCACTACTGGCCTCCCACAGGATTTCCTGAAAGACTACTACAACACTGGTGCAGGTAAAGGGACTTTTGAGCAAGACAAGGCGGCTGTACAAGACACCACCATCACTGATGACCTTATGGACATGTTGCCTGAGGGGAAGCCTAAAGGTATGTTCGACGGTATGACTCAGGAGCAGGTTGCCCAAGCGTGGCAAGCTAACCCTGAAGGGTTCAAGAAAGGTATGCTAGAGAACCCTGAGGCGTGGGGTTTTAACCGCTACAACACACTGGATAACGGTAGGCTTATCGGCATCAATGCAGAAGGTGGTGGCCACAGAGTACTAGACCTAGGTTACGAGGAGGGTGGTGCCGTAAACACAGGCGGCCCTAAGGGTGAGTTTAATGACGCCCTCGGCGTGAGCCAGAGGCCCGATAGCGCCCCTGCTGGTTCATATCTACCTGCTAAGCCAGAGGACATGAGTGAAGAGAACGTCAAGAACTGGCACTCTTACTACAGAAACAACCCAGAGCTACAGCAGCACTTGTCCCTCGATGAAAGGCAAGACCTTAAGTACCTCGACTACCTCACAGGGAACTACGAGGGTGGCTACAAAGAATACAAGGAAGACTCCTACGCGCTCAGAAATGAGTTCGGCCTCGACAGACATTACTCCGTCCCCGGCAGGGACTCGCACCGCTTCGAGTATCAATACGAAGCACCTAAGCGTTATGACGGTGACGACATCTACGGCACGTTTGCAGATACACACGAAGATATTGGTGGGTTCTACAAGCAAGAAGGAAAACCCGGCCAAGGGTTTATTCAGGAGACCTTGTCGAAGCCTGCGGTTGGTATTGCTCTCGCTCTGCTTGTCCCTGCTGCTGCTCCTGCCTTTGCTACAGCTATTGGTGTAGCTGACGCAGTAGGCGCAGCGATATTGGGTGGTGGTATGTCAGCCCTTAAAGGTGGAGACATAGGTGACATTATTACGGGCGCTGCTGGTAGCTACATAGGCGCAGGCGGCCTCTCTGGCGCATCCAACAGCTTAGCCGCTGGTCTAAACGTGTCTACGGACATTGCTGATAGCATTATCCAAGGTGGTTTTGAGTTAGTGCAGGGTGGCGACATAGAGGACGCCCTTGCTGCTGGCCTGACTAAGTATGCGTTTACTCAGGGTGGTAAGCTGGCCCAAGAGTTGAAAGGCAAAATAGGCGAGAGTGGTGATATTCCTCAGGGAGAGTTAGATACGCTCACAGAGTTTGATACTGACAAGTATGATGCTATGATGAAGCCTAACGTCGAGGACATTGCAGGCGGGCAGTACAACCCTGATGGCTCCTTGAAGATAACTCCTGATATTCCTGCTTCAGGTGCAAGTTCGCAAGTAGGTGGTGACCGATACACTACTACAGATAGCCCTGCGAATGATTCTTTAGGCGGTGACTGGGCAGGAGATGACCCCTTCTTGAACCCTTCGGATACTGACTACGCTAAAGGCGCAACAGGGTTCACCAAAGGAGCTAATGGCGAACCTATCAAAGTCATTTATGACACAGATAACTTTACCCCAGAAGACTTTATGACTCCTAGGCCGGGGCAGCACTTTGGCTACACACGGGTTGGGGACAGATTCTATATTACAAAGGCTGACGGCACATACGCTCCGATGTCTGAAGGTTATAGCCCTGACACGAGGTACTCTATTGAGGCTCGTGATGGGTACGGCCAGTTTGCGGGTGAGCATACTTTAGAAGAGTGGGCAGAGATGGGCATAGGTAAGACAGCCCTCTATGACCAGATGCTGGCTAAGGCGGGTGTACCTCAGTTTGATAGTCCTGAGTGGCAGTCATTGCCTAACACTACAGGCCCTGTTGAAATCATGCCTATAGAGCCTGAGACGCCTGTAGAGAAGCCTCCATTGGAGCGTCCTGACACAGCCCCTATTGAGCAACCAGAGATACCTAAGCTCCCCTCTGACTCCACAGGCGGTGGTGGCGGTGGTGGTGGTGACCTTGCTGGTGGTGGTGAGACAGGCGCAGGAATGCCCTCACTGCCTCCTTTAGAGAACCCTCCTCCTATGCCTATAGGGGGTACAACAATCCCCGCTCCGGACATAGACGCTGCTTTAGATGTGTTTGATGATGTTGCTGATTGGGACCCCTCAATCTTAGTGGATACCGTTGACGACATTCTGAAAGCCTCGGACTTAGCGGGTGATGCTGAAGACATTGCGTCTCAGATTGAACATGGTGAGACCGAAGGCGTACCTCAGGAAGTGGTGGACGGTTTAGAGGAAGAGGGTAAGACTACTGAACTTACGCAGGCTGAGAAGTTAGCTAAGTACTGGGAGGATAATCCTGGTTCACTAGAGCAGGCCATCAAGGACAACCCTGAGGCGTGGGGCATAGAGCCTGACGGTGAGGGCACCCCTAATGGTTCAGGTGGCGGCGGTGACACTAACGGCGGTACAGGTTCCGTAGGTGACGGTACTGGCGGTGGTGGTGATGTTGATAATACAGGTACTGGAGACACTACAAGCGGTGGTGCTGGCACTGGTGACACGTCTGGTGGCGGTACGGGAGAAGGTACTGACGCTGGGAAAGGTACAGGAACTGGTACAGGAACAGGCACAGGTGACGGCTCTGGTGATGGCTCTGGAACAGGAGGTGGCACAGGAGCGGGTGAAGGCTTTGGTAGCGGGGGTAAAAGCACCTCGTTCACACCCATCACATCTAAACTCTTTGACAACTTCCACGTAGAGCAGCTAGAGTTCATTGACCTTATACAACCAACAGGAATGATGAGAAGATGACGTACATACAATTAATCAACGCAGTTCTTACGAGGCTACGAGAAGACACCATAGATGCGTCTCAGGTTGACTCAGACCCCTATTTTAGGTCTATTGGTGCTCAAGTAAATGATGCTAAGGACCGTGTAGAAGATGCTTGGCAGTGGTCGGCCTTACGGGGTTCAGACCTAGTACGCATGGACACCCCCTCATCAGAGGCGGTTCTTGGTTCTGCATTTGCCTTACCTGACTCAGCGGATAATCATTATATCATTAAGGGGTTCTACGGCTCTAATGACAGTAACCCCTCACAGTATCACAATGTACGTCAGATTTCAAGAGACCTTATGGTACAGCGGTACGCGAGTGGCACAAGCACACCCTCTGGTCAGCCTACAGAAGTGGCCGTAAATAAACGTGAGGTTGTGTCCGGTAATATCCAAATAATTGTGTATCCGGTACAGGAACTAACATCTACAGACACATTAATCGTTGACAGGGTGTCACATCAGCAGACGTTAGCTAATGCCGAAGACAGGCTTTTGGTCCCCTCCCTCCCCGTTTACACCCTTGCTACTGCTCTCGCCTCTCGGGAGCGTGGGGAGGTGGGTGGGACCCCTACGTCGGAACTCTTTGCCATTGCGGACAGGCACCTTTCTGACGCTATCGCACAGGACTCTTCCTTATACCCCGATGAGCTTGACTGGTACTCAGCAGGCGGTGATTGGGTCAACACTAACGTGAAGAACGCATAATGGCTCAACCACAACAGAATGTAAGCCTCGTTGCTCCAGGATTTGCTGGGTTAAATACTCAGGACTCTCCTTTGGACATGGACATACAGTACGCCTCTCGTGCGGACAACTGTACTATTGACCGATTCGGGCGTATAGCGTCCCGCAAAGGTTTCAGCTTCCTTTCTACGAACCCTTATGTGCTGGACGACAACCCTATTGTGTCGATGGGTGAGTTCATCACCTTTGATGGTCAGGAGTGGTTGTTTGCGGCAGGCAACAATAAGATTTTCATACAGGAGCGTACAGGCACGTTAGAGCTAGTTGAGCTAACACTCCCCCTGACGCCCACTGAGAATCACTGGCAGATAATTTCATTCAACGATAAGTGCTATTTTATCCAGAGTGGACATAAGCCACTTGTCTTTGACCCCGCAGTCTCTACCACTGCTCTGTCCTTCTGGGGTGAATACCCCTCAGGCATGGAGGCCTCCGGTTCGTGGCCTAATGCAGCACACGCAGCCTTTGGGCGTTTGTGGCTCGGTGACCTCGACGGTGACTCCACAACAGTCCTTTGGAGTGGTCTGCTGGACGGTGAGAACTGGACGTCCCTTGGGTGGGGCTCCATACAGACGTCAGAGTATTGGCCTGCTGGGTACGACGAAGTGACTGCCTTAGCGGCACATAACAACTTTATGATTATCTTTGGTAGTCGTAATATCCTGCTGTACTCAACTACCTCAGACGTTGTGTCTACACTACGCCTAGAGGATACCATTGAGGGCCTAGGGTGTATCTCTAGGGACTCTGTAGTGCCTACGGGCACAGATTTCATGTTCGTTGATGCTACGGGTGTTCGCTCCCTGAACAGGACAATTGAGCAGAAGTCAGTACCTATTGGCGACATCTCAATGAATGTCCGAATAGAGTTCCAAGAGGCTTTGCGTAGGGAGGTTGTGCAGGACATTAAGGCTGTGTACCATGTGGAAGACAGTTTTTACGTCTGCTTCTTAGCTGACAACACAGAGTCTTACGTGTTCGATACGTGGTCTCCACTACCCACAGGGGCCGCTAGGTGTACTAAATGGACGCAGGTTCAGCCTCGATGCGGTGTGCGCACACAAGACCGTACTACGTACTTCGGCGGCGACGGTGGTGTATATACTTACGAGGGCGCACAAGATGTGGTTGCGGTACGTCCCACAGCAAGTGACCCCCTAGAGTCTGTCATTAGTAGTATTAGCTTAGCCTACTTTACACACCCCTTGGACTTCGGCTCACCCGCCAGCCTACTCTTCCCTAAGCAGGTAGACGTAACAGTATTTGGCGGCTTTAATGGCAACCTAATGCTAAACTGGGCCTATGACTACAAAGAAAACTTTGCCACCAAGACACAGGCGCTAGTGCCTGCTGGTTCTCCGGGCTTTTGGGACACAGACGCAGAGTGGGGTACAGGAAACACTATTGAGTGGTCGGCCATCCTAACCAACCTGAACCAACTGAAGTACAACATTTGGGGTTCCGGTAGAAACATCAAGGTAGGTTTCACCACTGAAATATTCGGCTCCTCTGTGAGCATTCAAGAACTTAATGTACAGGTGTTACAAGGAAGACTATTATGAGCAACTACACATACCCCAACTCTAGCCTGACTTTTGGGCAAAGGGACAACTTATCGCCTGGAAGCACAGAGAAGGTGGTTAAGGGTTCTCAGCTAGACTTTGAGTTCAATGCCTTAGTAACCTCTGTGAATTCTAAACTGAACACACTAAACCCCATTATAGAGGGGGACCTCACAGGAACCTCAGGGGCTAGGATTATAGGAGGAACCTACTGATGAGTTTTTGGGAGAGTGTATTAGGCGGTGGTGCAGGAGCCTACGGGTACAAAGAACTCATGGACCGGATGCAGGAACAACGTGGCGACGTCATGGGCAGCATCGGTGACATTACACAGCAGGTTCAGAATCAAGGTGGGTTTACGCCTTGGGGTGTTCGTGCGGGTGGTCTAGGCAGTGGTTCCTATGACCCTGCGACGGGGCAGATGGACTATCAGTTAAATGAGGGTCAGAGGCAGCAGCAGAGCTACTACGGTGGCGCTGCTCAAGACATGTACCAAAAAGCCATGCAGATGAACCCTAGGTACGGGCAACAAGCCACCTTCTACAATGACGCATCACGTCAGGCGGCTAACCGTTCTATGCAGGACCCTACACAGCGTGAGGGGGACATATACAACCGCATACGTGAGATGCAGCGGCCCGGTGAGGAGCGCCAACGAGACCAGATGACGTCCAACCTCTTCGGTTCTGGTCGTGGTGGTATGAGTAGTGGTGCCTACGGTGCCTCTCCTGAGGAGTACGGCTTCAACATGGCACGTAATGAAGCCATGAACCAAGCCTCTATGCAGGCAATGGGGCAGGCGCAAACAGAGATGATAAACCAAGGCCAGCTATCACAGCAGTACGGTCAGTTGGGAAATCAGACACTACAGCAAGGCACTACCGCACAGCAGATGTACGGGCAGCTTGGTGGTTCCATGTACGGTAATCAGTTCGGTGGTCTGGGTGCCTTACAGGGCCTCATGGGCCAAGGCATACAGGGGCAGCAGTTGCAGTCTCAGTCTGACCAGAACATGGCACAGATACTGGCTGAGCTGGGCTTAGGTGGCATAGGTACTGAACTCAACTACTCTAACTTAGAGAATCAGGCGTTTGGTAACATCATTCAGGCGGGTTCTGGGATGCTAACTGGTGTCGGTGGTGCTATAGATAAATCAGAGGGTCTCATGGACTTCCTCGGAAAAATCTTTAGGAGAGAGAACAATGGCGGGTAACATAGCAGGAATGTTTAACCAAATAAACAGCGCAGTACAGGCGAACCCTCTAGGTGGCGAGATGGGCCAAGGGCTCCTCAACACTGCCTCACAGGGCGCAGGCAATATGATGGGTGGTGTCTTAGGCCAAGAGGGGACTGACTTTATGTCTCAGGGCGGTAAGGAGCTTCAGGCGCAAAAGATGCTATCAGAGTTGGACTTAGGTACCGCTGACGGTATGGCTAAGGCTGCTGAAGTCTACGGCATGGTGGGTGACACTGCTAAGCAAATGGCCATGACTCAGGCAGCACAGGCGAAGGCGGTCTCAGATGTTGAGTTACGGCGTGTACAGCTCAAGAGGGAGCAATTGGCCCAAGCGTATCGGAAGCGCGGTATGCCTGACGCCGCTGAACGTGCTCTTAGTGGTGGTGACGTCGAGAAGATGGGGGAGGAGCTTAGGGAGCTAGAGCGGGACGACATCTTGGCAAAGCAGAACTGGCCCACCAACAAGAAGCTACTAGAGAATGCTGGAGTAACTGCCTCCGACATTGAGAGTCTGAAAGACGCCTCCGCTGACACCATTAAGGAGTACCTCAACGGGCAGAAAGGTAAGATACAACCATTCCTGGATGCGGGTAATAATATTGTCTCCATACGAGAGAATGACTTTGGCCGTGTGTGGGACGAGCAGGCACAGAAGTGGGTAGACCCCTCTGCGATGGGCCTTAGCCCAGCACCTAGCCTATCTAGGATTCAGAACGTAAGCACTCAACTAGCTGATGATTTGGCGGGGCAGTCTGGTACCGTCTTCATGGAGGAGTACGCTGCCGCTAACGAGGCTCAAGGTGTTATAGACGGTATTGACCGGAGCCTACCTAAGATAGACGCCATGCCTACTGGTCTAGGGGCACCTATAAAGCACTTCTACAACCAAGTGGCCAGTGCTATTGGTATGGAAGGTCCTGCTGCGGAGGCTGCTAACTATGACGAGTTTGTAGCTGAGGCAGGCACACGTGTCATGTCTAACATTAAAGCCTTTGGTAGTGGCTCTGCTATCTCTGATGCTGACCGTGAGTACGCTAAGCTCATATCGGCAGCTAACCCAGCCGCACAAGCACAGGCCCTCAAGAACCTCCTGAACATACAAAGGAAGGCGGCACAGGGTCAAATCAATAGATTCAAGGCGTCTAAGCACAGGATGCGTGGTCGTCTGGAGAAGGAAGGTAGAGGCTACGAGGTGGATGCCTTTGTCGTCCAAGCGCCCTCAGGTACCCCCGGCGTCCTGAGCGGGGCCTCTGAATCTGCTAAGAGCTACTTTGAGGAGTAAGTAATGGCTGAACCCACAAGAGAACAAATACTGTCTGCTGGTAAGAAGGCGTACGCTGCTGGGGACATGGCTGCTGCCAATGAGATAGCCGCAATGTTGGACAAAATGTACCCAGAAGAGACCCCTGCTGCTGTATCTGCGGCTGCCTCGGCTGCTGAGGCTGAGGCCAATGACCCCTCTCTACTGGACCGCTTAGGAGATACCATAGACTCTGCCAGTACATCTATCACAGATACCTTGGCTAACTACGTAGGACTCGACCAAGAACAGCACGACATGCTGGGCATTGAAGGGCAGCGTCAGATAAGCGGGGGTGAGGCGCTAATACAGGGCGCAGGAGCCTTTATCGGTGGTGTGGCAGGCACTGTGGGTGACGTAGTGGCTGAGGGATACACTGAGTTGGCCCCTGATGTGGTTAAACATGGTGTAGAGCAGGCCACAGAAGCTCTGATGGAGACCCCTTTAGGTCAGAACGGCCTAGCGTTAGCTCAGAAAGGAGGTAAGGCGTGGGCTGCGTACGAAAAGAAGCACCCACAAGCAGCTAAGACGATAGCTTCGGCCCTTGAGATAGGTCTCTTAGTGCTCCCCTTGGGTGGTAAAACACTAAAGAGTACAGGGCACAACATGCTCCAGAAGGGCCTAGAGCAGCGAACTAACGCAGTGGCGCAGAAGCTGGCCCCTAAGAACAAAGTGGAGGTCAAGGGTCGGCAAGGTGACAGTGTTCAGGACTGGAAGGGTACCCGTAAGTACGAGCCAGGATACAGAGACATGGAGGTGGCTGAGGAAGTAGCCACTGTCAAAGGCTTCAAGCCCTCTTGGTCTTCTACACACGGGCACCAGAAAGTAAAGGAGAGCACTAAGAAGCTCCGTGAGTCGCTCGACCAAGACATAATAAACGCAGGGAACCCACAGATTGGCAAGACCGTCTTTATGGACGACTTGGCTAAACTTGTGGCTGAGTTTGAGGATAGTGACGCAGCTCTTATGCTACAGAAGCCTTCTAAGGACCTCGCAAAGAACATGCTGTATAAGATATATGATATGGTGGAAGCCTCCGATGGTTCCGCAGGGGCCCTCTTACAGATACGTAGGGACTTTGATGACTGGGTGATGGACCACGGGGGCAAGGCCTTTGACCCTACTGAAATCAACGGTAGGAACGCAGCTCAGAAAGTAATACGGGATAGGATTAACAACGCAGTCAACGATGCAGTTCCTGATGTAAAAGTCAAAGAGAAGCTACGTAGACAACACCTCCAGCTGGAAGCTAAGGACATACTGTACGACCAAATGTCTGAGGAGGCTGAGACGCTCTTTGGAAGGCTCATAGGAGACATTACTCAACAAGGGCATGTGGGGCCTGTGGGTGCCGCAACCATCTTAGGTAGCGCGGGAGGCGCTCTGGGGCTAAGTCTAGGTTCGGGCCTTGTGGGGGCGGGTGCGGGGGTAGGTGCTGTTGCTGCCTACAAAGCTCTGGACTCAGCGGCACGTAGGAAGCTCTTGGGCAGTCTCATACAGGCAGCGGGAACAACTCAAGCAGACAAACTATTACTAATAGACATGCTACAAGCAGAGTCAAGTGACCGTTAGCCGTAGTCTACTGACGAGGAATAACAGTGAGTAAGCGTAATGACCTACTTAAGAAGTATCATGTAGCTAAGAACGGGCCAGAGAAGGAAGCCATACAGGCGCAAATTCTTGCCCTAGACATAGCCGCCTCCAAAGACCTCCCCCTTGAGCTACTGGACGTCCCTCGGGATAAGCTCAAGGGGCTCCTCAGCGGCGACGAGAGTATCTGGTACGAGAAGCCCGAAGGAATGCCTGTCGAATTGTGGGCAGCCTCTCAGGTGGCGGGTGACCTCCTTCTGGACCCCCTGAATGTGGTGGGTGGTTCGATGGCAAAGGGTGGCAAGGCTGTTAAGGGTGCTATCTCTTCGCTAGGCAACTACATCCCTAACTGGTACGGTCCAGGAAAACCTATCAACCCAGATGGCATGTTGTCCGCACAAGGGCAGGCTGGGCTACAGAAAGCGACAGGGCTAGGCGGTTGGTTAGTGGACAACGTACGCTCTGTTGGTGAGCATGTCTTTAGCCCACAGTCACGAGGCCTCTTTGAAGAGTACGGAACTAACATACCTTCACAGCGACGTATGACAGAGTACGCAGACCTCGAAGACCAACGTAAAGCATTTAACGCAGAGAAGAAATCAGAAAGGGCTGCCGTAAAGGAGCAGCTGGATGCTGGTGAGCTGTCTAAAGAGGCCCACAAGGAACAGCTTAAGGAAATCGACGCAAAGAAATTCAAAGAGACTCGCGCAGACGCTAAGATTACTGGGGAGTTCCAGTACCAAGGACATATCGGCAAGCAGTCAGGCCACGAAGGTACTAAAGGAATGACCCCTGAGGCCGCAGAGATACAGCGCCGTAGCTACATGCAGGAGTACACCCCTGTGTCACAAGAGAACATGGAGGACGCCCTCAAGTCCTTCCCCACTGAGGTGAATGGTAGGGAGGTGTACGTCTCCGACAAAGAGGCTGAAATCTTTGCGGGGTACGGGCAGAGCCTAAAGAATGTCGTGGGTCGTCCACTTAATGAAGGTGACAGCTTCGTGGTTAAGAACCCACGTTCATTGGTCACAGGGGCTCACCACCAAGACGTTGTACAGACCAACCCTGCTAACGCAGCCCTCGGGGAGGCTTGGGAGAAGTTTGCTGACAAAGACGGTAACGTAAATATAGAGCAGTTGTACGGGTGGCTTAAGCAGAACAAAGATAAGTACAACGAAAAGCTGGACCCCATGTTGCCTGTGGGTAAAAAGAAGAATCAGTGGGACTTGTTCAGTGGTGATATTGAGAGGGTACGGAAGAACGGCCTGTGGCTGACAGGCGGTCGAGTGGGCTCCGCTGTGACTGAGGGTGGTGTCTCTTGGCTAATGAAGATTGAGCCTGACGGTACTATGAAGGTGATGATGCGGGACCTGCATGACTTCGCAGAGAAAGTTCCTGGTGTGGGTAAAATAGCTGCTGTCAACTTACCGAATCAGGTGGTGGCTGTGTCCCCTGTAATGGTGAACAACATCAAGTCTATTAAGAAGGGCATCACAACGACAGCCAAGGACGCTGAGGGCAATGTGATTAAGGAGCGTACAGGTGCCTCTCTCAAGTCTGGTGAGAAGCGCCTCCAGCAGCAGAAAGTAACTCATAGTGGGCCTGATTACCAGCACCCAGCTGCGCCCGGCGGGGAGCTTGCGGGCGAGACCTACTCTGACCTCGCTCGTGGCCACGCCGCACGTAAGGCCTCGCCTGAGGCACAGCGACGAGCACTGCGCCAGATGTCAGGTGAAGGTCTGCTGGCAGAAAGGCTTTATAGTAACACTAGAGCAGAAGACACACCATAAATACATACACAACCTTTATGAGGACGTAACAATGATGACCAAAACAACCTATGCCTTAGCACTCGCGTGTGTTGTGGGTGTGACAGGGGCGTGTAGTGCCATAAGGACCATCGAAGAATGTGAGTTCTCTTGTACGGACTGTAAAGAAGTGAAGTTCAGGTGCCCAACTGATTCTAAGAGTATTGATATGGGGGTGCCTGACATTGCTATACCGAAGCCTTAGTCTTATAGCCTTAGCACTGCTGGGCGGCTGCTCTAACCTATACTACCCAGAGCCTAAAGGCATCGTTGTGATTGAAGTGGTCGCAGATATAGCGGCTAAGTGTGGCAACGCTACAGCCTGTGCCAAGCTAGGTGACCCATGCACCGTATGGCTGTCTGAAAGGCCCACGGACAACGAGATACTACATGAGGTGTCTCACTGCTGGGGACGGAGAGATGCCCCACAATGACAATTGAAGCAGACATGGCAAAAGAAATCGTAGAGCTACAGCAGCGCATACGTGTGCTAGATAAGATAATCGTGACATTGATTGACAATGCCCCTGTAGAGCACATATCCGATGAGAAGTATAGAGTAGGTTTTAACCAACGAAAGGGAGAGCAAGGATGAAATATTTAATGATAGGACTACTGATGTTGCCGACAGTGGCTTTGGCCCAGTGGGGCGAGTACCAGCAGGTATGGGTGCCAGCAGGCAAGAAGGTAATGATAGTGGATGAGCGTGTAGAGATTTCAAATGTTGTTGTAGTTCGTAATATTAAGGCCAGAGCAGCGACAGCGGAACCTCAAGAAGAGGTTGAATGTACACCCGCTGACGAACTCAAGCTAGGGCCGGGCACTGTTGTGTGTGACTAGGTGTCAGGAGGGGCTAGTTCCCTCCTCCCTGCCTCTACACCTAAACTATATGTGGCGATTACGACCACGAGTGCAATGGCCCCCTGAAAATACGTAAAGGTTAGGGTGGTTAGTACCAGTAGGTAGATACTAAGCCACATAAATGTCTCCCTCATCTCAGGTTCCCCCTCCCCTGTATAGTGCCATTCTCGGCACGTCGTTTGAGTTTCTTTAGGTTGTAACATGCTACCTCTTCTAGGGTCACATCGTGGTCCTTGAGGAGGCACGCTAGGTTCCACAGCACGTCCCCCGCCTCAGATATGACCTCAGCCCTCTTTACCTCCTCCTTGTCCCCTCTCAGGTACGGTTTAATGAATAGGTCAGACAGTTCAGCTGCCTCCACCATGAGTGACGCGATGGGGTACATCGGGTCCTCGTAGATGGCAGTCTCTACGGCTGCTAGTTGGTACTCGTTCATGTATGTGCTCATTGGTACACCTCCGTATATAATTCGTGTTCTCTTCTCACTAAAGTCCCCGATGTACTCAGGGCAACTCACAAGCACCCCCTGCACACGCCAGCTCCTGTGAGCCTAGGGTACTATCTGAGGCCCCCTCAAAGGCAGCCATCTCAGCCCAATCGAAAGTTGGCATTGCCCCCGAAAGCTCCTCGTACTTTTCCTGGGTTATCTCTTGGTACGGAGCCTGCTGGTACGTGTGGTCACTGTACGGTAGCAAAGAGATGCCGCTCATCATGTCGAAATTGTTCCACATCCAGCTACACACATCTAGGAACTCTTCGTCCTTGTAGTAGACTGTAATGGAGGGCTTGTGCTCACACCACGACTCTTGGTAAGTCTTCCACAAAGCCAGCTGTTGCATCGCGCCAACGTCTGAAGTGCAGACCGCACCATCGGGTGCTGCCACTGGAAAGCTAAAGACGAGATTTGAATCCTTAGTGACATCCACTTCGTAAGGAAAACCAGCCGCGACCATATACTGCGCCATTGGGTCCTTGACGTCGGCACGTACTGTACGAATATAGTGTGGAGCAAAACGAGGGTGGATACCACTAGCAGAATTAACCAGCTGAGACACAGTACCAGAAGGTTTAACGCATGTGATGGCCACAGAAGGATTAATACCCAACCGCTCAGCCCATTCTTTGTTTGTTTCAATGGCAACCTCCTTCATCTCGTTTAGCCACTCTTCAAGGTAGTTTATATCTACGTAAGGGTCTTCAGCATCTACCTGCCCAGAGAGCACAGGGTGGTCCATAATCCCCGTTAGCGATAGACCCAGCAGAGCTTCCTCTTCGGTGTTCTTCTTCCAGATTGAGCGGAGGTACCGGAAGTCAGTTAGCGAGGCTTGTAGCGTTCCAAGTATAGCTGCCTTACGGACTTTCTCCTTGAGCGTGTCGAGCGTATCCTCTGCTCTAACCACGACTTCGGTAAGGTTGCAGAACTGGTTGGGACGTAGTATGATTTCAGAGCATGGATTTGTTCCAAACTCGTAATCGGTATCACGCCTCCCGTTCTTACCTGCGACAGCTCTTGCAGCCACTCGGGAGAAGACTCCGCGCTCACCAGACTTACTTTCATAAAGTGCCCTCATCTCATCTAGGAAGAAATCAAACTCAGGACGCTCAGTGTAGCAAGCACTATTATTAGCAAGCGCACGTTGACCATTATCCAGCCACCACTGACCACTCTTTGCTCCCCTCAGACGCCCATCAGAAGGGTTAGAGAGGGAGATTAGCGCACTACGGCGGACACCACCCACGACTATCACTTCAGCAATCTTACAGCACAGGTCGTGTGCCTCTAAAGAAGAAAGTTTGCGACCCGCTGCGTGCTTGAACAGGTCAGTTGTGAATACGAACAGGTCGATGAGGGGCTGAGGGCCAGAAGCGCGGCCTCCAAACGTCTTAAGTGGCTCTCCTGCGGCACGTACTCGACTGGTGTCCCACTGTGGTACTTCCCCTGCGTAGAGCAGAGATACCAACTGTCTAAAGGACTTAGCCCAACCAACCTTAGAGTCAGGTACGTGTATCGTTGTATCGCTTTCATCAAACTCCTCGGCTACATCGGGCAACTTGGCAATGTACTGTCGTTCCACTGAAAATCCCACTCCAGTGCCGCACAATAAGATATACATGCACTCATCAAAGGCTCGTGGATGGTCAATAGGTAAGTAAGCACAATTAAATCCTGCAACATTGTCACGAGATAATGCCTCCCCTGCTGTCATTAAACTTCTCATTGAACCTACTACCTCTAGGCCCTTGATTGCTTCTCTAATCGTACTCATGCGTAGACTCCTTTACGGTTTACTACGTAGCTAATTGTAGAGTCTGCTACTCCATACGCAGCGGCTATGGCCCGTTGAGACCAGTTTTTACTTGCCACTAGCTTACGTATCTCGTCAGCCTCCCCCTCAGAAAACCGCTTAGTGTCATGCCTATTAGTTGCCAGCGTAGCCATGTAAACATTTCCTGGTTCATAGGCCCCCTTATCCTTATAGCGACACATTTGGTAGCTTTCAGAGGAAACTCCCCGCTTGTCCACGTAAGGCGACCACTCAGCCAGCCACTCGCTAAGGGTAAAGTTGAAGGCAATTCCTCGTGCTTTAGCAGAAGCCTTGTGTGCTACAAATTTACCCTTGGGTGTTTTGTTGTATCTACTCTGTGCGCTCATCCCATTATCTCCTTCAACTCTTCCAAATGCTTCTTAGATATGTCTGTTTTAGTTTCTGCCTGATATATCATGTAGTCAACGTAGCGGTCCACAGTCTCAGACCACTCCTCCCTACGCCCCTCTTCTGGCAACCATCGTGCATAACGTGATGCTCCGATGAACTTTTGATATTCGTCCATCTACTGTGCTCCTATTAACGCTGACTTTACAATCTCCAGCAGCATAAGTACTTCCGCTGGATTGGTCTCATTCGTAACGAAGGACATTGAATCCTCTGTGTCCCGCATCATAAAGAAGGTTCCCGCAGGCCCATTAGGGTCCACTTCAGAGGCCTCCAGAGCCGCTTGTATGGCCTCCAGCAGCTTCTTAGGCTCATCTTCCTGCCCTGTGTACGTCTCATCTACTACTCGCATCATCGGCCTCCTCTGTGGCGGCTAGGAGGCACCTTGACCTCCTTTATGACCCCCTGTGTACCCATCTCAGCAGCCAACTTAGCTGCCTCTTTAGCACAGTTCGTCATGTGCTCGTACTGGTTTACTTTGGCCCCCTCAGGGGTACCTACTACAAATACTGTCTTACTGGTCATTAAAGACCTCCTCTGCTGCTTCTGTGGAGCCCAAATACTGGGCCACTTGGTCGAATGTCATGTAGTAGAAGGCCGCCCTGCGGCACGCTGCCCTCAACTTGGGGCCCTCTGCGTTCTCTGCGTGCCACAACAGGTCCTCTGCTACTGTGGCTGCGAACCACTCCTCGTTTAGATTAACTCCCATACTTCAACTCCTTCAACAGCTCTACGTAGTGGATAACCTTATCCAAGTCTTGGAGACCGCCCTTGGCCGCATGACGGCATACGTATTTTATGATGTTCCCCTCGCAGTACCCTATGTTGTTCGCCATGATGAACTCAATGGGTTCAATCTTGAAGTCCTTGTAGTGGTTGCCTCCCACTTGGCGGCTCGTTGCGGCTGCTCGGTTCCACTCTTCCTCTGTGGCGTTATCAATTAGACTCATCTATATATTCCTCTAGTGCTTCTTGTTTCAACATTGCCCTGTCTTCGAACCTGTCGAGCAACTCCTCTGCGGATATGTCCAGCATCTCTATGAGGTCCTGAACATCCATCCTTACCAATATAGTATCACGTATCTCTTCAAATGTCAACATTATCTGCGTACTCCTTTAAGTCAACCCCATCTACGAACCAAGGGAACCCCTCTTTGTCACACCACTGACCCATGTTCAACATCGCACCCTTCCGCACCTTCTTGAAGGGGGACGAAAGGAAGAACACCAGATGTTGGTCAGTGCCTTCGAGGGTGTCCCTGATGGCCTTGTACTTCTGTGTGTCACCTTCCCTAAAGAACCCCTTGACCTCCACCAGGATTTCCCCGGTGCCTGTGTCATGCACGAAGTCTGGCGTGTAGGTGTGCTTAGTGGTGTACTTTATCTTGAATGGCTCGTACTTCCATTCCTTGCCCAGCAGGGCCGCTACCATTTCTTCTAGCTTGCTTCTAAAGTTAGGCATCAGAACCCCTCCGGTATTTCAAGTGTATTAGGCTCACGTACGACCTTTGTGAGGTACCTTGCACCACTTGCGTACCCAAATACTCGCAAGTCTGGGTAACATTTGTGCTTGAACTCGCAGAAGGCGCAGCCCGAAGGCAATTTCATGTTTCCGCTCTTGCCATCTGGTATTGGGTCGTAGCAGACGTCTGGCAAACTCCCGTCCACGAGCAGCTTTACATCTTTGACCCTCTGCTCTACGTCCCAGTCTATGGCGTCTCCGTAGGCTGCTCCGTCGTGGTTCTCGTCGTACTGGAGCCATGCGAGGGTTCCATTTTGCTTGTCCATCGCAAGCCACCCGTAGGTAGACTGTTGCTCAGCGTGTGCATAGCTACGGAGCTGAGGTATATATCCAAAGGGGTCGTCCTCGTGGAGTGTTCCCCTTTGAAACTTTTTGAATCCATAACTGCTGCATGATTTGACGTCCATGAGCACCCCGTCAATGTATCCGTCAATATGACCTTTAACTCCACCAACTTTCACCTCCTTCTGTTGTTCAGTAACAGAGTGTCCACTACAGCGTGTCAGTGCCAGAAGCATTGACTCGACGAGGTGACCGTACAGGAACTTGACATACGTAGACCCTGTGATGGGCTCGCCTTCCACACCGTTGTAACCGTGGTATAATTTTCTATCTGGTTTACCAATTCCACTGAGACGGAGCCTACCACGACCATCGTACTGTGTGGTGAGCTGCTCTCGTAGTACGTCTGCCATCTCTCGTCCAAATATGGCACATTGCTCATCTATATCCACTCCTTCCGGTATCTTCTTGGTTTCGAGGAGACGGTATATGTCCCCTATCAGGGTATCAACTGTTTTCATGCCATAACTCCTTAAGTTCTTCCTGCATCGAGTGGTATTCTCGGGAGACGTCTAGGTATCTGTCATAAAACTCCTGAGGAACATCAATTGTGTGTCTGAAGCCCAGCCACTCCTCCTTCTCGAGAAGATAGTTGGGCCATAACTCATCCTGGACTATAAATGCTTTCATTAGTGTGTTTCACTCCAGTTATCCCCTACTTTATACTCACCAGTGGTGGGACACCGTAGGTTGAAGTGTTCCCCTGCCTTTTCTATTGCCTGTACTGCCAGCTCTCCAAAGAAGTCTGTGTGTGCCTCTAAGACCTCCGCTTGCATCTCATCGTGGATATTTCCCACGAACTTGTAGTCCAGCCCATGTTCCTTAGCTGCCTCATCAAGGAACACTAGGGCCTTCTTCATCACTACTGCCCCCGCACCTTGAAGTAGCGTGTTAAGCGCCGCATGGCTACTTCGGACATAGATTCTTCTACCGTCAAGTCCCTTGAGCCAACCCCTCTTAGCAGCTTGTTCCACTCTTCCTCTAAGAGTTCTGAGAGCAGGGGTGTTGGCGAGGAACTTTGCTTTGAGGCGTTTTCCAGTTGATTTAGTTCCGCCAACAATGCTTCCAATTTTGGCATCGCCTGCGCCGTAGAGAAAGGCATAGATAAAAGTTTTCGCCGCATCTCTTGTAGGCAGTCCTGCTGCTTGTTGATTAGCTGTGTGTACGTCTCCATCTAAAACCTCCTGTGTGTATTCATCGTCAGCCATGTAGTGTGCCAGCATACGCAGCTCCAGACCACTCGCGTCACACCCCACAATCTTGTACCCTTCACGCGAGGTCCAGCACTCACGCATCTCCTTGCCGTATATCTTAGAACCCGCTGTGACTTGAGCCATGTTGGGCTCGTAGTGTGTCATGCGACCTGTGACTGCACCGTTGCTGTTCACTCGACCATGTACTCGACCATCTTCTTGTACGAAGTCAAGCCAGGATTGAGCCATCGCAAGGCGCTTCTGCACTGTCAGGAAGTCAGCTATCAGCTCAGCCTCGGGGAACCCCTCCAGACGCATCAGGACGCTCTCTGAGACGATTGGCTGACCTGTAGGTGTGAAGCTAGTGGGCTTCCAACCAAGTGCTACCAGACGCTCTCCTATCTGCTTACGGGACCCTAGGTTGAAGTCCTCAAACTCTATACGTGTGTGAGTCCCACCCACCAACAGAAGACAGTCATCACCAAGATACTTAAGGCCAACTTTGCTGGTTGTCCCATCCTTCTTGATTTTGGGGGTAATTTCACGCACAGCCTTTGCGACTGGTCTAAAAGTTGTGTGTACTTCGTCTTCCAATTCAAACTTTTTCTCCTTGAGGGTGGCCAGTAGGTCCCAGACTTTGCCTTGGTCCAGCAGCCAGCCGTTTTCAACCTGTTGATGTATGATACGTGCTACTTGGTGCTCAAGTTCAATGGACTCTTCGCTGAAGCCTCTAAGCTCCACTTGTAGTCGCTTATGGACTTTGCTGAGCAGTTCCACGTCCCGCTTGCAGTATGTACGCATCTCATCTGACAGTTGTGTCCAGTCTGAGTGGTCGCCTTTGGCATAACCCAGAGTGCTGCCCCAAGCGTCAAGGGAATGGCCGTTATCGCGGCTAGGATTAGCAAGTCTTGAAAGTACCAGCGTGTCCTGAAGGCTTGCTCCAGTGTTAGAATCACCACAGCCCCACAGACGATTGAGGACAGGATAGTCAAAACCAATACCATTGTGTGCATAGTACGTTACTCCTTCTTCGTAGGTGAAATCCTGGAAGTGCTCAGTGTACACTCCGTCTACCAGTTGACCCAAAAGGTGAATCTTAGTTGGGTTGAGACCGTCTGTCTCTATGTCAATGTATGCCTCAGAACTCACCGTCTGTGCCTCCGTCGTCAATTGGTGCAGCACACTCAGTCATACGGTGTGTCGCAGGGTCGTACTTAAGGTAGCAGGCAATGCCTTGGTCGCCAGCCCAGCGGTTCTTAGTGACCACCACCGCCGTTGTGTTGGCAATCTCAGGGTCCTCGTGTTGGCTATCACGCTCTAAGAATATGACAGCATCGGCCAGCTTAGAGATGCCCTTAGACCCCCTCAAGGTGCGGTCACCGGACGTGTGGCACACGAGGTGCATACATATGTCCAGCTCGTTGACCATGCCTACGAGGTCCGTCATTAGCTCGTCGATGCCTGACCAGTCACCTGTCGCTCCCTGTACACTACTCAAGGCAATGTGTAGGTGGTCCAGTACAATCGTGTTGCAGCCCATAGCGTGCTTCATATACCGGATGCGTGCCTTCAAGGTCTCGAGGTTAGAGCCCCAGCCCTTATGGTCCAGCAGTACCATACGGTCACCAGCAGTAGCCAGCTCCCAGTACTTCTTTAGTTCCTCATCCGGTATGGTGTTGAGTTCCTTGTGCAGTGGGCGACCAGCCTTGAAGGACATCCACCCTAGGGTAGTCTTCGCAATACTCTCCTCCAGCATGAGACAGCCAACCACCTCATCCTTGGTGGAAGACACAAGATGGTCCTGAATCTCACGCATGGTCTGAGATTTACCGATACCTGTCTCAGCTGCCCAGATGTTGATTTCCTTCCTACGTTGACCTTGCAGTATGTCATTGAGTCCCTCCCAAGGGTACGGTATAGATGGTGTGTCGCGGTACTTGAGTACTTCGTCCCATGTCTCACTTACCTTCACGATGCCCACAGGCAGGTAGCTCTTAGCTTCCCAGAATGCCTTAGTGAACTCCCGAATCTTACCCTTCTGTAGCATGGCTCCAGCGTCTTTCATGGGCAGGGTCATAATCTTCAGCTTGTTAGGGCTGAACTTGTCCTTGACCTTATCGACTGCCTTCTGGCCCTCTGTGTCCATGTCGAAGCACAGAATGATATTGTCGTACCCTTCGAGGAACTGAATGTTCTCCGATATGTCCCTCTCAGCGGTCTGTGCACCGTCCTTAAGGCTCACTACGTCCCACTTGGCATCAAACATCTCAGCCACGGCTAGGCAGTCTGCCTCACCCTCTGTGATAGTAATGTACTTGCCGTTACCTCGACAGGTGTTCTGTCCGAACAGGCCTGTACCACTACGGTCACCTGACCAGTAGAAGTCCTTAGTAGCACACTTGCGCTGCTTGGTGGCAGTAATCTGCTTGGTCTCAAGGTTGTAGTACGGGTAGTAATGTGACACTAAGTGCCCATCAGCCCCAGGAACCACTGTGACACCGTACTTCTCGCACGTTGCCTTGCTAATCTTACGGTCCTTAATTGAACCTACTGTTCCACTCATCTCTAATTTACTCACTCTCTTCGTAGTTGGAACGAAGGACCCCCCGTAGGAGGCCCTCCACGCATCACACTTGTGGCAGTAGGTGTGCCCATCGTCGTAGATAGAGCACGCCGTACTATCACCACAGTCCACACAGGGGTTCTTGTGGTTCGCCACTCCTAGAACTCCTCTGGGGTCTCATCAAGGTCATGCTCAGCGAACTCAACCACGCGCACCTTGTTGAGGTAGGTGCCTACACCATGCTGCGGGTGCTTCTGGCCGTCCTTCCACAACAGCCGCACTTTAGAGCCATAAGGCACCTCACCCTGCACAGGGTTGTTGTCCATGTCCAGTACGTCTACCTTGTACTTGGACGCGAACTTACGCTGCGCCTTACCATCGTACTCACGCAGCTTGACACCCATGTCCTCCAGCACAGAGGCCTCCTTAGGCTCCATGTTAATCACCATCGAGTAGCGACCTGTGGATTGCCCGTCGAACACTTCATGCTCATCAAGGTTGCTGAATGCTACGATACCGCTAGTTACTAGTCCAGTCATAATTTATCCCTCCAAACGAGATAATTGAAATTGAGAAGGAGTAAGTAGGATGCCTTCTCTTCACCCTATACCTATATTATACAGGAGTATCGGCCTGTGTCAAGTTTTTATTCCTCGTACCCCCTATCTATTGCTTCCTGTTTCCAGAAGTCACAGGCTGAATCCAGGATTTCAAACTCCCTAGACAGCTCGTCAATCGTAGCACGCGCCTTGACTGCCATGTAGCCCTCTTTGTACAGCTTGTTTACCATATGACAACGCTCACCCTCCGACATGTCCTCAAACAACATGCCAATGTCGTACTGTGTTGTATTATCCATCAATCTCATCCTCCGTTTGCATTTCCTCGTAACAGTCAGGACATACTAACTCACCTTTAACCACTTCGCAAGGGCTATAGTCGTTGTCCACGTATGAATCACATTCTTGACAGCGATAGACAGCCATTACTTATCCTCCAGTGCTGCTGCTGCTATGTCGATAACCATGTCTATGTCTGAGCAGTTATCGTATATCCGTTGCATGTCACCCTTCAGCCGCTCGACCTCTGCCTGTAGCCGCTCTACGTAAGTTGCGTTCTGGCAGTCCATCTTGTGTGTCTCTGTACCTCTACATATCGGGCAACTAATCACTCTCTACCTCCTTGATGGCTTCATTACAGAAGTCCAGCGTTATAGCCGCCCACTATATAAGCGGTGTAAGATGCAGCCAAACCCGTACTCCCAAGACCTATTAAATAGTCAATACTCATCGCTCCACCTCTTGATGGCATCCTGCATCGCTGTTATGTCGCTGTCCTGCACTAGCCACATCTACCTAATGACGGAGGTAATACTCCATGCTGCTTAGAGCATCCGCTATACTGCCTGTAGCTTGGCTATCTGCTCCTTCAGTTCCAGGATTTCTACTTGTGGGCACTTTTTCATCGCTTAACGTACTCCGACATAATTGAGCCTGTCTCTAGGTTAATCAAGCGCCACCGCTCCCCCTCTAGGGCGTTGTCTAGGCTGCCCTATCCCACTCATCCATAGCCTCACTCATGCTGTTGTAATTGCGTGTGACGGGGCGTTTGAGGCCCTCTGCTTGCATCTCGATTCTAATGTGCATCTTACTTCTCCTATAAGTTGACGTTCTGTAGTACCCGTTGCTCTTGACGCAGCGTGTACTGCGCCAGACGTTCTGGGTAGTTGCCAGCAGTGAAGTGTGTAATGAATTTGGTAGCCTCAGAGGAGCGCATCATTCCACTGTCCACGATTGCTTGAGTCAGACCATCTGTGTCAGACAAGTCAAAGTTGATTTGCAGTCCTATTACAAATGACTGGTAACCTCGGTTGGCGGCAAACTTATAGCCGAGCTTCTTCAACTCTCGAAAGTCAGCGGGGAACTCAACATTGCGTGTCTGATACCCGTCCCGCTTATAACCATCTTTGTAGCTTTGATAGGCCATCTTTTTTAACCTATCAAACATCGACTCAATGCTGCGGTCGTCAACCATGTGACCCTCAGCAAAATTACGGGTAGCGTGTCTAAATGAGCTATGAGCGCCGTTCTTGTTTGCCATGCTCTCCTGCTCCATCTGGCGGTCTTTGTTGTTTATGCCATCTGGTTTCCAATGATACTTTCTGCTCATTGCGCTACTTCTCCTCCAGTTTCTTTGTTATCCACCGCGCAATTATCCCGTGGCGGCTGTCAGTTGGGTGCAGTCCATCGCTGGTGTCGGCAGTCAGGTAAGGTGCAGACAGGACAGTCACGTTGTTATAGTCCTTTGCTACCGCCTTTGACCACTGACGGGCATCTCGGGTGCGCTGCTCATGTTCAGGTGACAGAGTCACGACGACAGGCAAAACCATCCAGACCTTGCACCCCCTGCCTTCCAGGAATTGCATGTGGTCACGCAGAGATTGTTGGTAAGTGCCCTGTGGTACGCCGTAACCCGCGTCATTGGTTCCCAGCCAGTAAATGACTTCCCGCTTGTGGCACGATAGCTGCCTCGGTATGTCTGACTGTGTGAGTAGGCTCCCAGCTTGTGCCACGTTGTTGATGTGGAAGTCTACCTTGCTGGACCATGCCCCTGCGTCGGACGACAGGGAATCACCGAACAGGTAATAACTGGTGTCGGCACAGGCTGTCGTTGCTGCTAGGCTAAGTGCTGCTGCTGCTAAGTATTTCATCAGTCCATGCGTCCTATAATGCTGTCGTCACCGTCACTCACCGCCACAATAGCGTACCTGTAGACCAGAAAATCTATCTCATCAGTCAACTTAAACTGTAGCATAGGCTCCATGTCGCTATCTTCCTCGTGCTTAGAGATGTACTTCAGGCCCTCTACGTGCCCCCATGAGGCACCAGAGAAGTCCCCCATGCCGTAGCACTCGGTTAGGGTGTCCCATGCCTCCTGAAGGCTCTCAGGCTGTGTCAAGGCTGCCTCTAGTGCAAAGTAAGGCAACAACCCTGCGGCATCCAGCAACTTAGTCGGTTTGATACCAGTGTAGGCGTCGTTGGGGTCAATCACGACCTCTAGACCCCCGTTCATTGTCTTTGTAATGCTCATGCTATCTTCCTCTTAGGTGGATACTCAGTCAGATGGGCATCATACATACCATCTATCACAGTTGCAAGTGTTTTATTCTCCTCAATTGGAACCCAGGATTCCCCATCGTATACACTGTGGACAATACAGGCCGCAGCGTGTATGTCCTCAGATGCTCTAGTGGCGTGGTGGGCCAGTATAGCGTAGGCAGTGAGGCCTCCCTTCGTGATTGCCTTTACTATGCCCTCTAGGTGGTACTGCTGGCCTTTGGTCAACATCTTACCCTGTCCCTTCAGCTCAGTGAAGATAAAGGTCTTACCCTGCCAGTCTAGGCTAATATCTATGTCGGTGGCACTGCAAAGACCCCACTTAAGGCCCTTAAAGTCTACCAGTTGCGCCGCTCTAGCTCTATTGTGGAAACTACTCATTGCTCTACTTCCTCTCGTCTAATGTGGTACCACTGTGGTACCTCTGTAGTAACTACCCTACTATCCTTTACTCTCCTTTTAAAGGGAAGTTAAGAAATGGTGGGTAGTTACCCCCGTTGTTCTTTCCTTGCGTGTTACTTATGTGTATATAGTATCATGGATTTGCCTCTAGGTCAACCCCCTTACCTCTAATTCAGCATGATAGGCATCTTCGGTGGCCTCCCTGACCGCCTCTTGACTCACATCGTAGCAATATGAGCATAAATCAAGGAATTCTCCTGTTGACTTTTCCTTTTTCTTTACCTCACGCTCGTTTAACAGTGTATCACAGCTTTTGCATCTCATCTTTATGCCTCCCCAGGAAAGTTAATTTTGTATATCTCACGTACCTTTTCAGGCTCACGGTGTGCCAGTGCCAGCCAGCGGCCCTGTATGGCCTTCTCAGCCACTTTAAGCAGCTCCTGCATAGTTAGGGCTAGGTACTCCCTCTCGGCCAGCTCAGCGGCCATATAGCCCTCGTGGTATTCTGTATCGCTCATTCTGCTGTACTCCCGTACCATTTCATGGGGCTACCCTTTGCAGCCCACTCGTCTGCTTTCAAGTTGTAATATACCATATAGGCCAGCGTTGTACTACTGTTTTTTACACTCATCTGGCATACATTGTGGCGGTTCTGTGAACTTAAGTGCCTTAATGCCCTCAGGACAGCGTGAGAGGGCCTGTGAGTGCTCCCGCCATGTTTTATGTACCTTAGCGTACCTCTCGGTGTACTCATCGCTGAGGGCCTCTAGATGGGCGTACAGCCAACGGTAGTTTGCCACTGATTCACGCGCCCACACAGCACTGGGGTGGTTCTGGTGCGTCACCTTGTATGGCCCACCCTCACCGCATAGGTGGTGCGCCGTAGACAACAGCTGTGCAGTCTCCAGTATCATCTTCACAACGTGCTTGTCACACTGCATCTGTGCCGCCTTAGTGGGGCACTTGGCCAGGAAAAATACATTCATTCTACTACCCTCTGTTCCATTTTTCGGGGTCAAATACCACCAGCGTTTCAGCACCATCGTACTCACGAACCTGATACAGGTCACCAGCGGCCACCTCTACCACGTAGCAGTCACGCAGACCGCCAGTGTAGCACCCTTCCCATTTGTCTTCAGCGTACGCTATAGCCCCACTGAAGTCCTCTGCTTCGACCAGTGCTACCAGCCCCGCATCAGTGGCGCAGCCGTCCCACTCAGTGTTCCAAGTGGACCAGCCTGCGCCGAACCCCGCACTTACCAGTACTTTTGTAGTCATTGCTCTATTCTCCCCTTGTGCTTCACATGGCCACGCTTGGCCTTCTGCTTCCTATCCACGAACGTATGCGCCATGTTAAACGTACGGGCGTGTTTTGCTACCAGATTGCGCTGCTTGTCCTGCTGTTTACGCTTGTGTCCCACTGTATAACTCCTTCATTCTCGCTATTGAAACCTCAGCGGGTGTGCCGAGGAAGTCTATCCTATTTAACAACCACTGAACTTCATCCTCTGTGAGGTCTGTGCGCGTCTCTAGTGTGTCGAGACAGGCCGCTGTATTAATCCACTCGTAAGCCTCTAGGCGTTTACGGTTCATCTCGCATTGCTCCTATTGCATAGCATGTAAACAGTACCACAGGCGGGTAGCACGATTAGTGCCATGCACCCGAGGAACACTAACATAAGTACTGCGTTATGTCTAGGCCTCACTTTGTAGCCTCCCGTATAGCGATGATTGTAAAGACAATCAATAAACTACAAAGGGTTTCCACTGTCTAAACCTCCATTTCAATTTGAGTTTGGATTATAGGGGCTTCTAACTGTGCTGTCAACCCCCATTGTGACATTATTTCGTCCCTATTCGCCTCGTATACGGCCTGTGCGAATCCTCGCGGGGTGAGGCTACGAATGTACTTGGTACGTGCAGACTTACCGCCCAGCTTCGTATGCCCAGGAAAATCCTTCCCTAGTGGCCACATCACCTTTTGTACTGGCTCACGGAACCCGTTACCGTGCCACATACCCGTCTTTTTGTTGTATCTGTCCTGCGGTGGGATAATCTCGGGGAATTCAGGGTGAGGGCCTTCTGGACAGTAGCCAGCGTAATCACACGGGTCCCAGTACATATCGGGTTTACGCCACATCGTAGCCAGCACACTAACAGGGTTTTCTACCATATATGGGCAATAGAAATACTCGACGAGCCGCGCCATCGCTACGGCCTCATGCTGAAAATTGGGGTTAGCTGCTGCCTTCTTAGCGAAGTGTGCCGCACCACTGACAGCTAAATCTGTACAGGGTGCGAATGATACCACTAGTGAGGGGTGCTCCAATCCTGCACCTTGTAGCATGCCTAATACTCGCTCTCCGGCTGCCCAGTGTGATAAGTCTAGGTTAAACACATTGTGACCTACGCTAGGCTCCCTGTGCGCCCCGCTGTGGTCTGTATCATCGTAGTCTACTGACACCACGTTAAACCCGCCATCGTCTAGCCACGGCTGTACTGCGTAGGAGCTGCTATTGAATAAAAATAGTACTGTTGGCTTGTTCATTTTGTTTTCTCCATGACATAGGTTTCCAGCCCTACGTGGGTGCTGGCGTAGGCTGTAGCGGCCTTTCAAGTAAGCAGAGCATGCCGCCTGCACCCTGTTGTAGTCTTTCTGTGGAAGTGTGAACCATTCCCCCACGCGCATAGACTCGAATTTGTCTTTCCATGAACTAGTATTGCTGTGTCGCCCTTTGGGCGCGGGTGTTTTTTTGTATTTCAAAATGTTTCATTCTTCTGTACTCCAGTCGTTAATTTCATCCCAAAAAGAATCTGGCACTTGTTCTGCTATACACTCATCACACAGCCAGCCACAAATGGGGTCTTTGTCGCACGGTTTCCCGCACTCCTCACAATTACCTTGTTTCATAATGTATATACCTTCCTGTTAGTCATGTAAGCAAATTCAGAGCCACCATAAGGCTCTAATGTGTCCTTGTCAACAAATGTTTCGTATTTATAGGGATTATATGTGACCTCAATCCCAGGAAAATACCCCTCTCTGCCAGTGTGTACCAGTGTGCCCACAATGCCAGCATGTACATTCTTGCGCTTGTCCCGTAGTACCCGCTGGCGTCCTGCCTCTGACACCCTACCAGCGGCGTCCTGTAGCAGTACTGTGGGGCTGTGGCCTATCACTAAGCCCTTCTGTGGGCCTTCTAAGGCCTTAATACTCCAGACGTGCTTATGTAAGTTGTAGTATACGAATACCCGCATTGTGTGCCCCTCCATTAGGACAGTAGTAATATTATGATGATACCCATAGGGAGCACTAGCAGCGGGTGTATCTGCCACAGCGCCGATAGGGTGATAATGGTAGCCACTAGGCGCACGTTAGTACCCTCCCGTGGTTCTTACTTTTAATGTGGCTGTGTCAGCGGTGTACGTAATACCCTCACGCACTAGGCCAGCCACTACCTCACATAATTCGCCTATGGTGCTACACTGTATCCAGTTATCCATTATCCTACACTCGCTATAACGTCATTAGCAGCACCCTTACGGGTACCATGTACAGTGAACCCCACTATGTCCTTACGGTCCCCCACGCTGGCACAGCTGGCACGTAGCACATGATACAGCCTCCGTGTACTCCGCTGGACAGCGCACAATGGTTCCCTCTCGCCTACCATCGGTGCGCCAGAAATCCTCCGGCACAATGGTAACCCGTGGCTGTCCGTGGGTGGCCTCTAGCGCCTCTTGCGGGCTATTGTGGCTCACATTAATGGTAAAGCCAGCCCTATTAGAATCCGCTATGGTACGTAGGTTCTCACCTATGGGCGTATAGTGCGTGTAGGTGAACCCACGCTTACCTATGTTAGCTCTAACTAGTTGTTTCACACACTCCCTGTCGATAGTCCCACGCTCAGTCTGTGGTAGGTCACCCGCTACGTTATGACGCCACAGCTGTCCATCTGGCAGCTCATCTATCTGATTTACGAAAGGTCTCCCACTCCACTCCACGCTCACCGCTGTCTACCTTATCCCAATTCATACGGGTGTAGTACCCAGCCTCCGCGTAGCAGCCCCCCTTGCCCGATAGTGGGCACTCGGTGGGGCATGTGCTACGTGGTGACGTAGTGGTGGGTATAGGTCCAGTCTTAGCGTTACTGGACTTACGGACTAATTGTATGTTCATGCTACTACCCTCTCAATGATAATGTGGTTATGGTCATACTGGACGGAAACACTCTCGCTACCTTTCGCCCACTTAGTTATCCTTTTAGACTCGAGGTCAATGACGCCGCCTTTCGAGGCTGTGACCTTTCGTGTCTTACCTACAGTATCTGGCAGGGACTTCATTAGGATAATAGTATCTAGTGTGTAGTCTACAGTGTATCTACTTCCACCGTGCCATCCTACGGCGCTAAGGCCCTCCAAAAATATACGGTGGCCCTTCGTGGTCGGTGCTATTACTGTGTTAGTTTTCATCTGTTTATTACTCCTAGTAAAGGTCTAGTGTGTCATTGTCGTAGCGGTCAAACCATACATCCTGTACGGCCTGTTCGCGGTCTATTGTAGCCTGTAGCTCGAGGGTATCCACCCGTTCGCAGTCTCCCGCCTCCCGAGCTGCTGCTATCAGTATGCTGTATTCCTGTTGTGTCAGTGTCATAGTGCTATGCCTCGCCACGGTGGGCTGTGATTGTGGTCATGTATCGTCGCTGTGCTACCAGTGTGAATGACGGTGAACTTACGGCCATGTACGTGTCCGTGTGTGCTGCGTAATGTATGTCCACAATGTCATGCACGTTCACGCTGTGGACAGGTCAGCTCTGTTGCGTCACTGTAGCCACCCAGGTTAAGGGTACACTTGTCGGTGCTCTTGCTTAAAGGTGCCGTAACGCTAGTAAAGATGGTGGTGTGTTTGCAGTGCTCATAGTGTGTCGCCTATATATAGTGGTGCTAGTGGTAGGGGCTGCCCCCTCTGTGTATGTCGCCCATTATAGGGGTATGGCCACAGTTGTCACATCATTTGTACTTATAGTGCATATCCATATGGTGAATGGCACATGTGTTGACTCGAGGGGGTCACTACTGTGCTAACTCGCATGTGCGGGCGCATAGGTAATAGGTGACGCCACCCCACTAACGTGCACAGCTGTGCTACTACTGTCAACCCTTGTGTTCTACTGTGTACTGTGCTAGGTAAGGCAGCATAGTGGTACCCACACTGGCCCACACATGTCCACTATTGTCAACATAATTATTCACTTGACACTTGGGTACGGTGTGTGCTAGGGGTGTGCAAATAGTTGCATAGGGGCAGCACACCAGTGGCCTTGTGTCAACACTGGTTGTCCATGTGTGTAGCTTGGGGCGACATGTAGCCTCAGGCGACAGAGCCGGGTTTAGGCGGCCCCGAGGGGTCTTGTGTATATTGAATTCTTAGTGG